ATTTGGAGCTGGAAAAGTACGATTCTGCCGCAATGTGTGCGATGCGCGCCGATGCCCTGCAATGGGCAAGCCAGTACTTGAAGCGTGGGGCATAACGTAACTAAGATAACCGGCTTGGGGAATATTACCCAACCAGAAACGGAGATACCAAGTGACCGACGAGAATACAGAAATTCAGAGCAGCATCCCCAAGTCCGAGTTGATTGCGGCGTTAGGGGTGAAGCCGAGGAGATGTTGCCATGAATAAACCCTATTTTGTAATACTTAATTGCAGTAATGGCGGTATTACTCCGCTGGTTACTGGTGATTTACACGAGGAATTGGCTACGTTTGACTCAGAAGACGAGGCCGCAGAAGCCGCACGAAACAACACGCTTGGTAATTTCTTCGGCTTCGAGGTTTTTTGTGCTGGCTGCGGCGAACTTAACGGTTGAACCCCTAACGACCAGAGTTAACCGGCGGGCGTTTAGCCCGTCCGAGTTGAACGAGCGTTAGAGGCTGAAAGGACAAAACATGCAAAACGTTGAATACCAACCATATATGCCGAGTTGCGGAACTGAGATGATGCAATTTTACGCCAATTTCTGCGACCAATGCGCTGACCCTGACGAGGTTTTGTGGAGCGAAAAACAGGAAGGCTCTGGATGCAAGTTTATCATTGAGGCCACTGCGGAAAGCAAACAGCCTGAACCGTGGGTGATAAAAGACGGCTGCGCTTGCTGCCTAAATTTCAGAAGACTCTAACGAAAACGAGATAACTGGCTTGCGACAAGAAGCAACCGGACAGGAAAGAGGAACTGATATGGAAAACGTAACAAACAAGGATGAGGTAAGCAAGTCCGAGTTGATTGAGCCGTTAGAGGCCCGAAATGCAATACAGCCTCTTTACACCGACGAACACGGCACACTGAGGTTTAAGGGCAATGCCATTGTGAAATACCTGCTGGATAATGGAGGCATAAACCTTAACGACCTTGCCCGTATTGAGTTTAGCCAAGATGACCAGCAACACTTTGCCCAACTGATAGGCTACAGCCTGAGTGGATATGGCGACCTAAGCTACGTTGATGATGCCAGCTACGAGGCCGCTGCAACTATGGCTGAGGATGGTCTGGACGAGAAAGACGCGCGGATTGCCACGCTGACACAGAAGCTGAATGCTCTTAAAGCAGCATTGCAGTTGCCGCTGGCAGAGTTGTTTGGTGTGCATCCCGACGACCTTAGCCTCTAACGAGTATTAGACCCCCTAATTTTTACCAAATACGACACATTGACCACATAACCGATAATACAGTATAAAAAACGACAAAAAGGCCGTCACATGATCCACATCACCACCCTCATAACCCTGCAGTCTAAACACGACAGGGCCTGTTCAAAACACGACTGGACCGGATACACCCTGGCAGACATGAACGCTGCAGCAGCCGGTGAGCAATTAGAGATCACCCAGGCCGAGGGACGCGGACAGATCCACGGCCCCCATGGCGTCATTGATGAAACCTATGACCTGATCGCCGTACTACTGCGCAAGGTAGAAGCGCTGGAAGGGACGCCCCATGCAAGCAATCAGAACCCTACTGCTTGACCCCCGCGTCTTCAGCTACCTAATTATGGGGCTCTACCTGCTCAACGCCCTGCGCTGGGCCTATGAACGTAAACCGGCTAATGTCTGCTACTGGCTCTCAGCCCTGGCAATCACCGCAACCGTAACCTTTGGGTATAAACACTAATGTCAGCCAACCACGCCACAGACCTGCAGGCCATCCTTGACGCTGCCATTGCCACCGCCAAGGCCAACCCCACCGCTGCCAACATCAGCACCGTGGAAAAGGCCCGCAAAGCCGTGGATGACTACAACTCTGCCCAGGCTGGTGACCCTGCTGGTGAAAAGTTCAAAACACAGGCCGCTGCCCTGCAATACCTGCAGCGCACCTGGAAGATCGAAAAAAGCAAACTCTCTGCCGATGTCCAGTCTGGCAAAGTACCCCGCAAGGATGGCTTGTTCTCTGCCAAAGATCTGGACTACTACGCCAACGCCGTCCGGCTGGATCTTAAAACCAGCGAACCACAACAAAGCAGTGATGGCCTGTCAGATGATATCAAGCGCGAAACAGCGCGCAGACTGAGAATCCATAACGAAGAACGCGAAGGCCTACTGATCAACAGGCTGGAAGAAGAGGCCAGGGATGCCAAGCTCTGGTCAGCAGTAAAATCAGATATTGAAAACCACGCCCCTGTCATTGTGCATGAACTAATCAACCGGCTGCTGCCGATTATTGAAGACGATGAACTTCGCGCCAGGGTGTTGTCACTAACTCATGAACTGAGGCTGGTATATGAGGATGCTATTGCAGATATCTTTGACCGTTACGCAAAGATAGAGGGCGAAGAGTGAGCATTGCAACCCTGCCCATACCTGCGGCGCCGCGCCCCAGGGCAGCAGAACGCAAGGTCTTTGCCAAGCGCAAGCGCTTGCATGGGCCGCAGTGGTTTGAACGTAACATCAACGTTCCGGTCGGCAGCCGTCAGGGCCTCTATCGCAACCAGAACAACCCTGCCATGTGGGGCGTGCTTGATTGGTCTACCAGATCCCATGTCAGGGTTACGGTGTTGGCCAAGGGTATCCAGATCGGCGGCACCCTGGCTTTTTACGGCCTGCTGCTGCGCGAAGGGGAATACACCAGCGATAACGCCCTGATTGTTGTTGCCGATGAACGCACCCTGAAAAAGCTGATCAAAAAACGGCTGCAGAAAATGATCGACAGCAGCCCTAACCTGGCCGCCATTAAATCAGCAAACCCCGATGACACCACCATGTACAGCGTTACCTTGGGTAACGGATTCACCATCGAGGGCGGCTGGGCATCATCAGAAGTTTCGGTATCGTCTGAATCCTACCGGGTAGTCATCCTGGACGAAATCAGCAAATACAAATCACGGGGCAACATTGAAGATGCAAAAAGCCGTGCCACCGTATTCCCTGACACACACAAGATCTGGATCCTCTCCAGCCCCGGCATAGACACCGATGACCCGGAAAACCGTGATCCCCTCATGGTAGAGGCTGAAGCATGTGACGTGATGCTTGAATTTCACGCCAAATGCCCTGATTGCGGAAAAGAACAGGTAATGACCTTTGACCGGTTCGGCTGGCCCGGACAAGTCAATCTTGAAGGCAAAACAGAGGCAGACCACAAGGCAATCCGCCGCAACCGCTCTGCCTGGTACCAGTGTGAACACTGTAATAGCCGCTGGAATGACTACAAGCGCGACAAAGCCGTGCTGGCCAGCATGAAAACCGGCTGGAAACCAACCGACGGCTGCGACATCGAGCAACCCCAGTCGGTATATTTCCACTTTCCGGCCTGGCTCTCTCCCTATGTCAGCCTATCTGAAGTGGCGGCAAGCTGGCTTGAGGCCCAGGGGGATGAAGAGAAACTACGCAAGTGGTACAACCGCTTTGCCGGGGTAAGCCACCGCGTCAACAGCACCCATGCACCAGAGCTGGACGCCCTTGCCGATCGTGCCGAAGTCTACCCGGCAGAAGTGCCGATGAACGCCGGTATTCTTACCGCCGGGGTAGACGTACAGATCAACCGGATAGAGATTGAAGTTGTGGCCTGGGGTGTAGGTAATGAATCGTGGGGCATAGAAAACAACGTCTTTTACGGTGACCCACGGCTGCCCGATGTCTGGGGTCAGCTCGACACCTACCTGATGAAGCGCTGGAAGCATGAAAGCGGGGTAGAAGTCGGCCTTTCACGTACCTTTGTAGACTCTGGCTACTGTACCAGCCACGTCTACAAATTCACCTCACCACGCAAGCCCCGCAACATCTACGCCGTTAAGGGGGCATCATCGGCAGAGGCTGCAGAGATCCTGGGGCCAACCAAACAGAGAATAGGATTAATCAAGGCAGAGGCCTTCATATTGGGCGGAAATAAATTAAAAAGCACCATGTTTGGCTACTTTGATATTACCCAGCCCGGCCCTGGCTACTGTCACCTACCTGACACCTACGACAAGACCTGGTACGAACAAATGCAGGCAGAACACCAGGTAGCCCAGAAGACAAGCGGTAAGCTGGTACAGGTCTGGCAAAAGAAAAAGGCCAACCTTGCCAACGAAGCCATAGACAAGCGCCAATATGCCCTGGCCGCGCTCATGTCTCTGAGGGTGGATATCAGGGCGCAAGTGGCAGCATTAAAATCTGCAGCAGCAAACCTTAACAAACCACAACAGCAAGCGGCATCAGGCCCAACAGGCGGATTTGTTCGCGGATGGAGACGATAACATGGCATCACCATATCTTACAATCGGACAGGTAGCGCAAAAGCTGGGGGTCAGCACCCGTACCGTCCGCAACTGGTGGCTGTCAGGTAAAACCTCTTTGCAGGTCTGGTGCCCTGGCCACCTGCTGGGTAAAACAGGCATCAAGTTTACACGGAAAAGTGTGGAAGTTTTCATACAACAAGGCAACGTGAAGCCCGAAGAATACACGAAATAGCTCACTGTACATGCAGTGAAAAAGTCGAAAAAGTCGAAAAAGTCGAAAAAGTCGAAAAGGCCTACATGCTTTTCGGCTTTTTTTATTGCACGCTCTAACCACCATGAGCGTAACCATACCAACAACCGAACCGCAGCAACTTCAGGCCGGTGATTCCATCAAATGGAAGATCAGCCTGGCTGATTATCCGGCCTCTGCTGGCTGGTATCTTAAGTACCGGCTGCTGGCATCAAGCGGCAAGATTGATATCAGATCTAACGCTGATGGTGATGACCACCTGGTTGCAATCACTGCTGCTGCCTCTGCAGCCTGGTCCGCCGGTACCTACACCATGCAGCGCATGGTTACCAACGACACAGACCGCTACACCCTTGACACCCGTACCATCCAAATCCTGCCTGATCTGTCAGCAGCAACCGACGCAACCGATACCCGCACACAGGCACGCCGGGCACTGGATGCTATTAACGCCGTACTTGAGGGTCGTGCCTCCCGCTCTGATGCAGAGTATGAAGTTACCACCGCTGGATCTACCCGCAAACTTAAGTCCTTAACTACAGAGCAACTGCTTCCCCTGCTGCAGCATTACACTCTGGCTGTCTGGCGTGAACAGAACCCCGGCAAGCTCTGCCCGCAACTACGCCTTAATGTGAGGTGTACCAATGGGTAAGCTCAGTCGCATGGTCAACCGTGCCCTATCTGCCGTGGGCCTGCGCCGTGTGCGCAACTCCGGTATTGTCCCTGGCACAGAATCCTATCAGATCCTGAAAGAGTGGATTGAAAGCCCGTTAAAGGGTGCCGGTTCGCTTGATTGGGATCTGCGCAACAAGATCAGATCTACCCGTACCACCTCCCGCAAGCTGGCCCTTAATAACCCGCTGGTACGTCAATATTTGCAGCTGCTTGAGCAAAACGTCATCGGCCCGCGCGGTATGCGCCTGCAGTGTCAGGTGCGTGATGCTGACGGAAAACTGAATAAATCCATCAACAACGCCATTGAAGCCGCATTTGCTGATTTCTGGCGTTACCCCTGGGTAGATGGCCGCCTGTCCGGTGTACAGGGCGAGCAGCTGCTTATCCGCACCATGGCTGTTGATGGTGAGGCCTTTGTCCGTCGCGTGCTGGGTAGCCGCTTCAAGTACGGCATGGCCCTGCAAATGATTGATGCAGACCTGGTTGATCATCACCTTAACCGTCCCCGTGGTGCCAACGGAGAAAATGAAATTAGGCTGGGTATTGAAGTTGATGAATGGGGTGCGGATGTTGCCATCTACGTGCTGGAATCTGGCCAGCAGGATATTAACGGCGGACGTTCACAGCGCAAGCACAACCGTATACCGGCATCTGAAATCATCCACCTTTACGATCCAGAGCGGATCAATCAGAGCCGGGGCATTACCTGGCTGAACTCGGTTGCTTTGTCGCTCAACATTCTGGACGGCTATGTAGAAGCTTCTTTGGTTACTGCCCGTACCGCTGCCTGCTCCATGCCTATGTTCAGGCACACCAACACAGAGGCATACAGCACCGATTCAAGCGGCAACCCTGTAGCACAAAACTTTAGCATCGAACTAAACCCAGGCGGTGGTCTTACTCTTCCGCCCGGACTCGAAATGCAGGAATTCGACCCCAGCAAGCCAACTATCGGCTTTGGGGAATTCACCAAAGAGAACAAGCGCTGGGTTTCATCCGGCATGCAGGTTTCTTACAACGCCCTGGCTAATGACCTTGAAGGGGTCAACTACTCCAGTATGCGTTCAGGGCTGCTGATAGAGCGTGATTCATGGCAGTGCCTGCAACAGATGTGGGTAGATCGTTTCAGACACCCGGTGCATGCCTGGTTTGTGCCTGCTGCAATTCTCTCAGGTAACCTTCGGTTGCCCACCCGTGATGCCTCCCTGTATCTGGCTGCCCGCTTTATACCTCGTGGCTGGAAGTGGGTTGATCCGCTCAAAGATGTTACCGCCGCTGTATTGGCCATTAAAGAGGGGCTTGGTTCCCGCACCGGATTCCTGGGCGAACAGGGCGAAGATTTTGAAGCCATTGTTGAGCAGCTGGCGGATGAAGCCAACATTACCAGTGATGCCGGTATCACCCTGGGAGAAGATCAACAACAGAACCAGCAGCAGAATAGTGATAAGCGCCTGATGGCCGCCCTACGTCTGCTGCTTGCAGAAGAAAAGGAGGCATAACCCATGCCTGAAAAGAAATTCTACTCAATCAAAGCCATGGCAGAAACCAACACGGCTGAGATCTTTATCTATGAGCAGATTGGTGAAGATTGGTGGACCGGTGAAGGAATTGCCGCGAAAAACTTCTGCAAAGAAGTGGCTGCCCTCAAGGTTAACCAGATCGATCTGCACATTAATAGCCCTGGTGGTTCGGTGTTTGATGGTCAGGCCATCTACAACGCACTCAAGCGCCACCCTGCCAGCGTCACCACCTACGTTGACGGTATTGCCGCTTCAATCGCCTCAGTTATTGCCCTGGCTGGTGACACTGTCGTTATGGCCCCCAATGCCCTCTATATGATTCATAACCCTTGGGGCCTGGCACAAGGCAGCGCCGATGAAATGCGCAAGTATGCAGACCTGCTGGACAAGGTGCGTGACACCATCGTTTCTGTCTACCGCGAAAAGTGCGGCCTGTCTGATGAAGAGATCATTGCTGCCATGGATGCAGAAACCTGGATGAGTGCAGAAGAAGCCCAGGCGTTTGGATTTGTAGATCAGATTGGCGACGAACTGAAGCTGGCTGCCATGGCACTGAAAGGCGCTTCTGAGTTTGACTTCAAGGCCCTGGGCTTCAAAAAAGCCCCGGCCATTTCCGCAAGCATTACCTCTGCTCCGGCAGAGACACCACAAACGGCCCCACAGGCCGAAATAAAGGAGGCTCCAATGCCTAACGTAGCTGTTGGAACCCCGGCTGCCGGGGAACGTAACCATCAGAGCGAAGCTGCAGAAATTGCAGCAATGTGCGCACAGAACCACTGTGCAGACCGTGCATCAGGATTTATTAAAGCCGGTCTCACCCCTGATCAGGTCGGGCGCCAGATTCTTGATCTACACGCATCCGGCGCACTAGCCACCCCTGCTGCAGAAGCCCCGGCACTGGTAGACATGGGTAAAGATGCTAAGCTGTACAGCTACCAGAAAGCTGTACTGGCTGCTATTGAAATGCGCGAAGGCCGCAACGCATCCGGGTTTGAGTATGAAATCCACCAAGAGATCGCCAAGCGTCTGCCCCAAAACTACCAGGCCAAAGGTGGCATTTTTATGCCTATGCGGGTGCAGAACACCGTGCTTACCACCGGAGGTACCAACACCGGTGCTGAAACCGTATTTACTGAGTACGGTGAATTCATCGACCTGCTGCGCAACATCTCTGTTGTTGCCCGCATGGGTGCCCGTACTCTAACTGATCTGCGCGGCCCGATCACCTTCCCGAAACAGACCGGCGCAAGCACCGCATACTGGGTAGGTGAAAACCCAGGCGCCGGTGTAACTCAGAGCAACCCCACCTTTGGCACCATGACTATGAGCCCCAAAACCATGCAGGCAACCGGTGCAGTATCCCGCCAGCTGCTGGTACAGTCTACGCCTGATGTTGAAGGTCTGGTACGTGAAGATCTGGCAGCAGTCCACGCCCTTGGCTGGGATCTGGCCGCCCTGCACGGAACCGGAGCAGCAAACGACCCAACCGGCGTATATGTAGCTGCTGGTGTCAATGCTGTTGCTATGGGTGGTGTGCCAACCTTCGGCAAGCTGGTAGACATGGAGACCGAAATCAACAAAGACAATGCCCTGATCAACAATATGGGCTTTGTAACCACCTCTGGTATGGCCGGAAAGATGCGCCAGACCCTTGAAAGCGCCACCGCTGGTGCCCGCTGGATCTGGGACGGCAACGCCATGGAAGGCATCATGGCTGGCTACCGTGCGGTATCCAGTAACCAGGTTAAAGCAAATCTTGGCACAGGTACAGATGAACACGGCATTGTCCTGGGCAACTGGGCTGACATGCTGATCGGTATGTGGGCAGGCCTGGAGCTGATTGTTGATCCGTACACCCTGGCTGACCAGGGGCTGGTCAAAGTCACCTCGTTCCAGATGTGTGACGTAGGCCTGCGCCGAGCAGAATCTTTCTGCAAGGCCACTGGAGCCAAGCTAGCCTAATCAAACCTGAAACGGGCGGCCTGTAATGAGGCCGCCCTGTAATGAGGACATACCTATGAAAAAATATAAAGTATTACGCGGCTTTTGCCTTGGTGCCGGGAAAGATGTTCATCCTGGCGAAGAAATTGAGCTGACGCCTGAACGGGCAGAACTTTTTATCCGTCAAGGCCGTATCAAGCTGGTCACAGACCCGATTGACATGAACAAGGCCGCCCTGCTGGCCAGTATCGCCATTGCCGAGTCGGTTGAAGTGCTTAACGAGCTGGTAGGCGCTGAAGAGACAGACACTGAAATTGTTGAAGCCTATGAAGCCCGTGCTGCAGAGCTTGAAGGGTGAGTATTCCAGGCTCTGAAATAGCCAGCATATCGCTGGCTGACTTCGGCGAACCCTGCACCCTGCAGCATAGAGCAACCCGCCGCCCGGTCACCGCTATTGTCTCAGACATCAACGAACCCGGCCGCGTGATCATGGGCGAAGGTCCGGCAGATGAACACAGCATCGAACTGGCAGCAGCAGAGGCCGCCGGTGTCAACACAGACTGGACCGCAACCGTCCAGGCAACCGGCATTACCCGCCCTGTGTTGTGGGTATCGCCACCCAATGCAGGCTTTGTCAAAATCATCCTGGGGGCTGCAGTATGAGCACCGTAACCTACAGCCAGATCGTGCAGCACATGGTGGCCACCCTGGTCAACCTGCTGCCGGTAAAGCACAGGGCCAGCGTTATTGCCTGGCCTGATCGCCCCGATGATCTGACTGAACAGAAGCTGGAAAAAGATCATCCTAACGGTTGCTACGCCGTTCGGTATCTGAAATCAACTGCAGGCGAAACCGGACACGAAACCGCCCTGTTCGGCGTGGTGCTGGTGGCAAACGGTTTTACCCGTGTGGGCAACATGGCAGCCACAGCAAAGATAGCCATGCAGGATGAAGTATCACCCCTGGGTCAGAAGTATACCTTTGCCGGGGTAGAACCGATTGAGCACCTGGCAGGCTGGGTGAAAGACACCGCAATATTTTCCGTATTCAGAGGGAAGCAGAGCATTACAAACAAGGCCGCGTTAATAGCGGATCTCAATCTTTAAGGAGAAAACCATGCAAGGACCATTGAGAGCAACAAAGTATTTCATGCCTCAGGGCCGGTTGATGATGGCAGAAAAAGACCCCACCACCGGCGAACCGATGGGCTTTATTCATGTCGGAAACGCCGTTGATATCAAGGCCTCTCTCAACGTATCAACCATCGACAAGAAAGAGGCAATGACCGGTCAGTTTGGCTTGGCTGCCCAGTTTGAAAACGAAAAAGGCGTTAACTTTTCTTTCACCCTGGAAAGTTTTCACGAAGAAAATCTGGCAATGGCATTGCGTGCCAACATCACAACCATTGGTGCAGGTACAGCCGCTGACAAGCCTATAAAATTGTACAAAGGCAAAGAGATGGTCCTGCCGCATATCAAGGCCACGGTAACGGAAATCACTTCAGCTGATGGAGCGACTACTTATGTTGCAGGTACCGATTACATCGCTTACGACAACTCTGTGCTAGTGCCTGCTGCATCTGGTGCCCTTGCTACTGCTGACACCGGCGATGGTGTTGACGTGCTGGTCACCTACAGTTACCCCGCTCAAAAGAAAGTTGATTCGTTCACCACTGGCCAGAAAAGTTACTGGTTCTGGCTGGATGCCATTGACGCTGCTAATGATCTGGGCGTGAAGAGCTTCCACTTTTACAAAGTCAACCCGCAGCCACTGAAAGAACTGCTGCTGATCTCAAGCGAACCGGGGAATATCTCCATTGAAGGTGCCTGTATGCTGGATGAAACCCGTCCGTCTGGCACGTCAAAATTCTTCAGCTACAGCGAATAACCGATGCAGGCCAGCGGGGATGATTTCTAATCATCCCCGCGCACAAGCACCGATTACAACCATCCTTTGTCGGAGAACACCGACCAGGAGCCACGTAATGACCACCACCATAACCTTCAAAGCCTCAATCAAAGAAAGCATGATCTCTCTTGATCAGTTTTTAAACACCCGCGTTTCAGTCGCTGATGATGGCTATGGTTATGCTGATGAAATGCTGTCTGCTCGTGCTTGGCGTTTGCGTGAAAAATCAAGGCTGTATGTGTGGATTGATCGGCTGTTCTTCTGGGATAAAGATCATTGTAAAGAATGCTACGAAATTGAACTTGAGCGTAAGCAGTTGCCGCCTGAGTACAGGGTGTTTAAGTAATGGCAACTGAATACGCATTATTAACTGAAAACGGAACAAGCGGAAGCTACTGGGCTTCACTGACTACTGAACAAAAAGCTAGGTATTATTCTAATCGTGCGGGCCAGTATATTGTTTTCAGTAGTCTTAATGGCATTGTTAGTTACCCATCTACAGGTGGTATAGGCAATATAGAGGCAGTAGTTGAGGTATATGACGCATTTAATGATACAGCTTCCGCCACATCATCATCAATGCCTAGTTTATATAGTCTGACCATAACAACCATGATAAATGGAGTTAGAACTCCAGCATTTCATGGAGGTATATCAGGATCAGGATATAGACGTACTGCAAATAGTAGTAGTTATAGTGTGATCCCTTTACTTAAATCCAGAACTACGGTTGATGGGTTAGAACTTATAAATCAAAATACTACTGGTGGACAGGCCATTAGCTTGCCTAATGCAGCAGCAGTATGTGTTATAAAAAATAATATTGTTACTGGCTACCGAGGTATAACTGATTCTGGAGCAGGATCATTATTTTTAAATAATATTGCATTAAACTGTACACAATATGGTTTTGGAGTAGGGTACGCCTATGGCGCTGGTTCATTATGGGCGAATAATCTAGCAGCAAAATGTGGAACTGGTTTTAGTAATGCTTCCGGTTCTTCATGTTACTCTACATTCATAGGTAACGCTGCTGTTGGTTGTTCTGTCGCTAATTGGTCTACAATTCCATCAAATGCACTTGCCAGTAATAATGCAGGTGTATCTGGAGATAGCCCTTGGAATACATTTGGTACGGCTATAACATCACTAACAGCCGACAATACAACATTTTATGATTATGCAAATAATGACTTTAGACCAGCATCAGGTTCTTCCCCGCTTGTAAATGCTAATATTAATTGGAATGGTCAAATAAACACTGACATTATTGGAAAATTTAGACCTGATTATGAATCAGCAACTTACCCAGACAACCTACGGGATATCGGCCCGTTTGAATATGATCACGGTGAAGGTAATACCCCGCCTGCATCTTGCAACCTGACTATATCCGCGCCAACATCCCTTGTCGGTGCAGAAATCCGCATTTACGATAACGACAACAGCCCTGCAGGATCTTTCGGAACTGAGCTTGCCGGTACTGAATCACACACTGCCAGCACCTACACCTATACCGGCCTGGCTGGTAATTCCATCATCATCCAGATTATGCACAATGATTTTAAAGAGTTTGTCCAGACCTATACCCTGCCGTCTGTTGACACTGAACTTTACGCACGCATGACCCCAGATGCAAACAAGTAAAGGAGCATACCAATGGCCCTGATTGATCATACCAATTACAGCACCACGCTGAAGCAAAGCACGAACCCTGCGGGAAGCTCCCCGAACGGCAACATCTATTTTGATGTTGCCAATGATGAGGTGCAGCTGATCGGTGTTGATGAGCTGGCAACCGTTGATTTTGGATCAGGTGCGGTAGCAAACCCGCTTACCAATGTTGACGGCATCACCATGCGGGCGCTGTACAATTTTGAAAATGCCCGTCGCCGTGTTGATGAGACACTGCGTAAATACAAACGTGGTACAGATGGTGATTACCGGTTCTCTGGTGCCTACAACTTTGTAAACGGAGTCAAACTGCGTACTGCTGACCGGAAGAAGATCAGGGGCAGCGGTTTCATAGAATTTGCCGAACTTGGTGACGGCTACACAACCAAAGACCGCGTGTATCACGGCGTTAAATCACTGGTGGCTATTCAGCCCACTACCACTGGCTACTGGGCCTTGGTCACCGCAACCGATGAAGCAACCCTGCAGGCAGCCACCTGGGCTGACTTTCAGCGCCCTGGAAACATTGACGAGGTTGTGCAGGTACTTGGTACCACAGCCAACGGCGATACCGGCGCTGGTGATTTTGATTACACAGCCAGAACGCTGGTGGTACGGGTCCGCAGCTGGGGCTACAACGCAGGGGAAACCACCTCTGTCGCCTCTGGTGTAACTGAGTTCAGCGGATTCTCTGCTGGATATGGTGTGGGTGAATCCCTTAATGCCAACAACAGCTATACGCTGGCTGATGTCTTTGGTGGTGCTGCAGTAGCCCCCTTTACCGGCCTGTCTCTGGAAAAGCTCTCCACCCCGCAGGTTGAAACAGGCTTTAACGAGGCAGACGGTAGCTTTACGTGGGTGCTGAACAACACTGCAGGTGCCACGGTTGAACAGTGCGCAGCCTATCTGGATGCTGTTGCACTACAAAACGCTGATGTTGACGCGGGTAGTGGAACCTATAACGGCAAAAAGGGCCGGGTCTGGTACAGCCGCAATGCTGCCGGTAAGGTGGTTACCAGCTCTGTTGGTGGTGCAGGCCTGTTTGTTGAAGGGCTATCCATTGCTGAAAAGCAGAACATCATCCAGACCGACAACAGCAGCAACCAGAAAACCTACCCCTACTTCCCCAGCTGCGAAATCACGGTCGGTGCTGCAGCCGTGGCAGATCCAAATGCCTGGTACCAGATTTTTTACAAAGACGGTGCTGCCGGTGCTGATTTTGATACCGCCTCTGCAGTTACCGTAAAGGATGCAGACGGAGTTGATGTGAAGGGCAACGTGGCCACCGATGCCAGTGGTAACAAGATCAGCTTTGCCTATGCCTATGACACCAACACACAGGCAGGCCTAGCTGCCGGGGTGGATAAACAGATGGTCGTACAGGTAGAGGGTGACGGCTACGCTGGCCAGGCGCTTACAGAATTTACCATGACCCGTGCCGCTGTTGTGGCTGTTACCTGCGCCCCTTCGGTTGACACCAATGCGTAAGATACTACGCACTCAACAGATCATTATTGATCTGCCCAAGCCAGGCGCTGAACCGTGGATGCAAGTGGTGGTGCAGTACGTTGAAATGTCTGACGATCTGCAGGAGGTTATCAACACGGTAGGCACCTGGAACCAGTTTAGTGTCCGTGTTGCTGCTGTTGCTGGCTCTTTGTATCCGCTGGTTGATCCCGTGCAGCCTCCTGCTGGACTGATCAGTAACGCCGGTATCGTGCAATCAATTGGGCTATCAGTCATTGACATGATCATTAAGCGCTATGGCGGCACCTTTGATCCGGCAACCGGCGACATCGTACTGGAGTAGCAATGGCCCTGATAGACCACATAGATGGTGCAAACCGCGACATCTACCTAAGCGCAGACACCGTGGGTGCCTCTATCCACCCGATTTCCATTTACAAAGAGTATCGGGGACTGCGTCGCACTGACGAAACCCTGCGCCGGTTCTCCCCCCTGCTGTCTGCCAAGGGTAACGATTTCAAGGGTGGTGGCAAATACACGGAACGGTACGTGATTGAACACAATGGCACCAGGATCATCCCCTATGACGTGAGCCATGCACTGACGATAACCGGAACGATCATCACTGACGATGGACAAGAGGGCATCGCCTGTTTTGACCGTACACCATTAAGCAGCACCACCCGTGTGGATATCAACTACGTTCCGCCACAGGTAGAAATTATTCAGGTGTCCTCCGGCAGCGGGCTATCAACTGAAGAGCACAACAAGCTGATGGCGGTACCAACGGCAACCGGCAACGCAAGTGCGGTTTGGGAGTACACCCGGTAATGGATGCCTGGGAAACTCTGGCAGCCCTCTCCACCACCGGTGATGCCTGGGAACGGCTGAATGGGATTACCGGGGGTGGTGGCGGGGTTATTGCCCTTGATGTAGGCACCCTGTCACCAATAGAGGCCGGTGTTGTTATCATCGGTATCGACCTGGTGGCGCTGTCTGAACCAATTGACACAGAATTGCTGCTGTCTGCAGCAGATCTGCAAACCATAACAGAAACACCGGACATAACCAGTATTGAGGTGTGCCAATGATTGAAAAAATAGCAGGTAGTAGCATTTTCAGGGATTACCGCAGCCCAGAGGGAACAGAGTTTGGCCCTGAATGGTCAGGCTCCAGATGGGTCATCAAAGATGCGGTTGATTCAGCCACCCCCCGTGCATCTGGGCCTATCACCATCAGCACAGACAAGCTGAGGCTTGAACTGCGGGTGACTGAATCCGATACAGACCTGCCACCAGCAGACTACTTCTTTGCTGTGCGGTTTGAAAACTCTGCTACCGGTTTTGCTGATGAGCTGCAGGATACGCTGCAGATTCAGGCCAGGGGGATTTGATGATCACAGACGCCATTAAGCAGGCTGTTGCAGTAATCGGAGGTGCCGCCCTGTGCGCCCAACTTACCAGCAGCCAGATAGCAAACGCCGCTTTTATGATTATCGTACTGCTTACCTGCGTAACTGTTATGGGCCATATCCTGGCCAAGTGTTGGTTGGCCAATCGTAAGGCCAGAAAGAAAAAGGAGGCGGCCCGTGGAAGAGCTGACAAAACTGATACCCCCTGATGTCGGCTGGAAAGTGGCGGGCTGGTCATTTACTGCCGCCGTGACCATGGGCACCATGCTTTACAAAGGGATCTGGAAGCGGATCAACCAACTGGCTGAAGACCTGGACGACACCCGTACCGATCTTGACCGGCTGATAGGGGCCTGTGGTGTAAACCACCAGAAGCAAACGCCTTGGGTAGGCGCGGAACGCAGAAAGGCAAAAAGGGAAACAGAAGATGAATAAAACAAGAATCGGCATAGCCTCTTTGATGCTTTCCGCCCTAGGGATGATCGGCATAGCCAACCACGAACGGTTCGTCGGCCACACCTACAAGGATGCTGTTGGCGTTAACACCATCGGCTACGGTACCACCGCCGGTGTCAAACCTGGTCAGACCATTACGCCAGAACGCGCCCTGATCCGGCTGGGTCAAGACGTGGGCCAGTTTGAAAAAGACATGAAAGCCTGCCTGCCTGCAGACCTTCCCCTGCACCAGTATGAATGGGATGCCTATGTATCCCTTACCTACAACATCGGCACCGGTGCATTCTGCCGGTCCAGCATAGTCCTCAAACTGAAGCAGGGCCCGCCTGATTATGCCGGTGCCTGTGAATCAATCCTGCTGTTTAATAAAGCAGGCGGCAAAGTCTTAAAGGGTCTGGTGGTGCGTCGGCAGACTGAATACAAGCTGTGTAAGGGGCAGAAATGAGCGTCGGAAGGTTTTGCAAAAAGTGTAACCGGTTCACCGCTGCTAAAAACTGGTGCGACCGTCACGGCAAGTACGTTACCGGCTGGACAGATATGTGTGCAGAGGAAAAGGCAGAGCGTAAGGAGCGGATGCAATGAGTTGCTGTTTTTTCTGTCGGGTAAATAACTGCAAGGTCTGTGATGGCAGTTGCGGGGCATGC